CGATGACGATGACGATGACGATGACGATGAAGACGAAGATGATGACAAAGAAATGGAAGAGATGAAGAAAAAACTTCATGCTCAAGTCGATAAGATGAAAGAAATGAAGCATATGAAAGCATCTTATGGTTATATGAAGTCATCATACGCCGCGAAGAAAGAAGATGTAGATATGTCAGATGACGTAAATGCATTGACTGAAGGCGGTGAGTTCGATGCCGAATTCAAAGCAAGAGCAAAGACTGTATTCGAAGCGGCAGTAAACTCTAAAGTTGCTGATAAGATTGTCGAACTTGAAGAGCATTACGAAACACAAATCGATGAAGAGACTGCAAAGATTGCAGAAGATTTGACAGATAAGGTTGACACATATCTTTCATATGTTGTCGAGCAGTGGTCTAAAGACAATGAACTCGCTGTTGAGCGTGGTCTCAAGTCTGAAATCACAGAAGACTTTATCGTATCACTGAAGAAAGTTTTCGAAGAGCATTACATTGATGTTCCAGAAGACAAGTATGATGTGGTAGCAGAACAGCAAGACAAGATTGCAGAACTTGAGCAAAAACTCAATGAGCAAATCGAAGCAAATGCTGAAACATCTAAGATGGTAAACGAAGCAAAGAAGCAAGTTGCTATCGAGGAATCTGCAAAAGATTTGACTGATACTCAAAAAGAGAAGTTCTCTGGTCTTGTAGAAGGTCTTGAGTTCTCAGATGAGGAATCATTTGCAAAAGAATTGGAAACACTCAAGGAGAGTTACTTTCCAAAGATTGCCAAAACAATCGAAGAGGATGAGGTTGCTGTAGATGAACTTACAGAAGCAGTCAACTTAACCAGTGAGATGAAAGACTACGTTTCTGCAATCTCCAGAACAGTGGGCAAATAAATATTATAAATAATATTGTAATATTTAACATACGTTAAACAACGAGGAGATAATAAAATGTTTTTAACAGAAAACCTTCAGCAGAAGTGGGGTCCTGTTCTTGACCATCCTGATATGCCACAAATTCAGGATTCGTACAAGAAGGCAGTCACAACTGTTATCTTGGAAAACCAAGAAAAAGCAATGAAAGAAGAGCGCGGAATGCTTCACGAAGCAATCCCAACAAACCATGCTGATACTATGCCAGACACTGGCGGTATCGCAAAGTTTGACCCAATCCTGATTTCGCTTGTACGCCGTGCAATGCCAAATCTTATCGCATACGACATCTGTGGTGTGCAACCAATGACTGGTCCAACTGGTCTGATTTTTGCAATGAAGTCTAACTACTCTTCACAGGGTGGTACAGAAGCATTGTTCAACGAAGCAGACACAGACTTCTCTGGTGTCACACCTGCACATGCTGGTGGTAACCCAGTGGAATCACCATTCACAACTGGTCAAGGCGCTGGTACAGGTACTGGTGAAGCACTTGGAGATGGTGCAGTCTCAATGGGTAACTCTGGTCAGTTCAACGAGATGGCATTCACCATCGAAAAGACTTCAGTAACAGCAAAGACAAGAGCGTTGAAAGCAGAATACACTCTTGAACTTGCACAAGACTTGAAAGCAGTTCATGGTCTTGATGCTGAAACTGAACTCGCTAACATCCTTTCAGCAGAAATTCTTGCTGAAATCAACCGCGAAGTTGTTCGTACTATCTACACTTCTGCTAAAGCAGGCGCACAGTCTGGCGCAGTAGCAAGTGCTGGTACTTTCGACCTTGACGTTGATAGTAACGGTCGTTGGTCAGTTGAGCGTTTCAAGGGACTTCTGTTCCAGATTGAGCGTGATGCTAACACAATCGCACAAGACACTCGCCGTGGTAAGGGTAACTTCATCATCACTTCAAGTGATGTTGCATCTGCTCTCTCAATGGCAGGCGTTCTTGATTACGCACCTGCACTTCAGACTAATCTGAATGTAGACGATACTGGCAACACATTCGCTGGTACCATCAACGGTAAGATTAAAGTGTACATCGATCCGTACTCAGCAAACAGTTCAGATAGCAACCAGTTCTACTGTGTTGGTTATAAGGGTTCAAACGCTTATGACGCTGGTCTGTTCTACTGTCCTTATGTACCTCTGCAGATGGTTCGTGCAGTGGGCGAGAATACTTTCCAACCTAAGATTGGTTTCAAGACCCGTTATGGTCTAGTATCTAACCCATTCACTTCTATCTCAGCAGATAGCAACTCATACTACAGATTGGTAACTGTTACTAACCTGATGTAAGATTGCATTAAGGGAGAGAAACCTTAGAAGGGGGAGCAGAAATGCTCCCCTTTTTTAATGGATAAATAGTAGTATAGATAAAGGAATCTACTATGGCATACGATGAAAATATTACATATACAAATTGGACTGATAGCATTGCCGCTACCAATTTAAACTTTCTTACACCTGCTCAGTTTGTATTTACAATGCAAAGACTTGAGGGTGTATCCTTTACATGTCAAACAGCAAATTTACCTAATATCTCTATGGGGTCATCAATGCAGATGACACGAATGAAAGATACACCTGTTCCTGGTGATACCATCAACTTTGGCGATTTACTAGTTACTTTTCTTGTAGATGAAAACTGTACTAACTTCATAGCATTAAAAGATTGGATGGTACAAGTAACTGCAGATATTGACACAGAAGACTACAATCGCTATATTAATAGACAGGCAGAATTTCCTACAGCAAGAAATTCAACTCTTAAACCTATTGCACCAACCATGACTGATGCTACATTGACTATTACAGACAGTAACAACAATGCTAACGTAGAAGTACGCTTCAAAGATTTATTTCCTACATCATTAGAAGCAATTCAGTTTGACATTACCGACACTTCTATGCCATACTTAACAGCATCAGCATCTTTTACCTTCTCTTACTACGATATTGTGAAATTATAACTTGACATTACGCTATATCTGTGTTATGATGAGTACTATTTGAAATGAGGAATATATGGTAGATTTAGATAAACTTCAAACAATGTGGCAACAAGACTGTAAGATTGATGATATTAATCTAGAAAAAGAAAGTCTACAGACACCTAATCTTCATGCAAAGTATGTTGTCATTCTATCAACAGCAAAACTTAATCTACAAAAAGAACGTAGTGATTATTACAAGTTGCGTAGATATAAGTGGAGATACTTTCGAGGAGAAATGTCTCAACGAGAACTTGATGATTTGGGTTGGGAACAATATCTAGGTTCTAAACCTCTAAAGAATGAGATGGATGAACATTTAGATGGTGACTTTGATTTAATAAAAAAGAAAGACAAAATTGCATATTGGGAAACAGTTGTAGATTTTGTAGAAAGAGTATTGCGTTCAATTAATTCTAGAGGATGGGATATCAAGAATGCTATTGAATGGCATAAATTTACGAATGGAGTAATGTAATGACACATAGAGTATTTCAATGTTCTGTATGTGGTGAATACTATTTTGAGAGTGAAGAAGGAGTATTGACACCGGATTATGTATGCATTAACTGTGGTGCTACATATCAAAGTTTTGTTGATGTAACAGATGAATTCTATAATCGTATCAAAAATTAACGAAGTCTTCATGTCAATTGACTGTGATGATGCTGGCATTAAATATGAATTGTCAGAGTATTTCACATTCAAAGTACCTGGAGCAGAGTTCATGCCTACATTTCGTAATAAAATGTGGGATGGTAAAATACGTCTGTTCAATATGTGGACTAGTCAACTCTACATAGGTTTAATGGAACACTTAGAAGAATTCTGTAAGACTAGAGGTTATCATTTAGTTGGACAAGATAGTGTTATACCTAAACAAAAATTTTCTACTGAAGAAGTAGTTAAAGCATTACTAGATTTAAACTTACCATTTACGCCTCGTAACTATCAAGTAGATGCAATACGAGATGGACTAAATGATAAGAGACTTGTTATGCTTTCACCAACTGGTTCAGGTAAGTCTCTCATTATCTATGGTCTAACACAATTAGGCACTTCAGGTAGAGTTCTTATTATTGTACCTACAACATCACTTGTTGAACAAATGTATAAAGACTTCAAAGATTATGGATACAATGTTGAAGAGAATTGTCACAAGATTTATTCAGGTCACGAAAAAGATACAGACAAACGTATTGTAATTACGACTTGGCAATCTGTATATAAACTACCTAAGAAATGGTTTGCCGATTATAAGATGGTGATTGGTGATGAAGCACATCTGTTCAAAGCAACATCACTTAAAACATTGATGGAAAAGACAGAGAATGCAGTTATGCGTTTTGGTACGACAGGTACATTAGACGATACAAAAACTCACAAACTCATGCTAGAAGGATTGTTCGGACCTGTTCGTAGATTTACAACATCTAAGCAGTTGATGAAAGATGGTCAACTTGCTAAATTAAAAATATCATGTATCATGCTGAATTACTCTGATGAGATAAGACAAGAAAACAAAAAATATACATATCAAGAAGAGATGAATTTCTTAGTGTCTCACACACCCAGAAACAATTTCATTAGAAATTTAGCACTTGACCAGACTGGTAACACACTATTACTATTTCAATATGTCGAGAAGCATGGTAAAATATTATATGATATTATAAAAGAGAAAGCAAAAGATAGAAAAGTATTCTTTGTGTTTGGCGGTGTCGGTGCAAACGAAAGAGAGGAAATTCGTGCTATTACCGAGAAAGAAACAGATGCGATTATTGTTGCTAGTTACGGTACTTTTTCTACTGGCATTAATATTCGTAATCTTCACAATATCATTTTTGCAAGTCCTAGTAAGTCCAAAATCAGAAATCTTCAATCTATTGGGCGCGGTCTTAGATTAGGTGACAATAAAGAAGAAGCGCAGTTGTTTGATATATCAGATGATATGAGTTGGAAACAGCATCGTAATTATACACTAGAACATGCTGTTGAAAGAATTAAAACTTACAATGAAGAAAAATTTAAATATAAAACTATAAAGGTAAGCATATGACAGACCCTATAAAATTAGTCAAACTGACCACCGGCGATAGTTTGATTACTAGAATTAAAGTAGATGAGAATGAAGAGTATGCTACTCTAACAGAACCTATGAGAATTCATAAGTGGATGCAACAGCATGAAGATGGGGATGGTGCATATGAGAATGCAACTTTCGGACCTTGGGAATCGTTTTCAAATGACCAAGTTTTTTACATTGCAAAGAATGCAATTTTAACCTTGACAAACCCTAGAGAAGATGTTATAAGATACTATCATAGAATTGTTGAGAAGTGTAAGACTAATCCCATCGATTCCTTTGATGATGAACCTATCGAAAATGTAACGCAACTAAAAGAAGCATTGGATAAAATGAATGAGAAACTAGGAATAACAGGTGAAGATGAAGACATACTGGAATATATGTACAACAAGGATAAGATAACGAAACACTAACATTGTTTCTGAAAAGGGAACACCCCTATTATATACACCTAAGTAGGTGTTGTCAACAGTTAATATGGAGATATTATGGCAGAAAAGAAAAAACGAGAACACTACGTTAATAACAAAGAGTTCTTAGAAGCATTGATTGAATACAGAGTGAAAGTTGATGAAGCAAAGTCAGCAGGTAAAGAAACACCACCAGTAACAAGATACCTTGGTGAGTGTTTTCTCAAGATAGCACAACATTTATCATACCGCCCAAACTTTATTAATTATACATATAAGCACGATATGATATCAGATGGTATTGAAAACTGCTTAATGTATTTGCATAATTTTAATCCTGAGAAGTCAAAAAATCCATTTGCATATTTTACACAAATTATTTACTATGCATTTTTGCGTAGAATTCAAAAAGAAAAGAAGCAAACTGAACTGAAGCAAAAGTTAATTCAGAATATGGTTGTTGATGATAGTCTATTTACTGATGACCATGATGACGGTCAATACACAAATCAGTATCTAGAGTTTCTTCAAGATAACATGTATGATGATAAGCAAGTTGAAGAGATGAAAGAAATTCAGAAAGAGAAGAAAGAACGTAAAGGTGCTTTAGATGAATTCATGGAATAGAAAACGTGTTTGTGTATTAGGTGCGGGTAATGCTGGACTAATGGCCGCGTTGATATTAAAGAAAGAGAAACCTGGACTAGATGTGTATGTCGTAGGTTCTTCTGAAATAGGTATTGTTGGCGTTGGAGAAAGTAGTACAGAACATGTGAACTACTTTAGAGAATTGATGGCGATACCTGTTAAGGAATTTGTACAGCAAAGCGGTTGTACATTTAAGTTCGGTGTTGACTTTAGAGGATGGACTGACAAGAGATATATTCATTCATTAACTACAGATGAAGATGCTGGTGATAGTGAACTTCATATGTACTTAAATATGAGTAGTAATTGCGATCCATTAGATTTAATAAATCCATGGCAGTTAGAAAACTGTGCTAGAGAAATGGATGAACTACCAAATCAATTTCACTTTGATACTCAAAAATTAAATAAATTTTTACAAAAACTAATGAAAGAAGTCGGTGTTGGTTTTTATGATGATAAGATTGTAAAAGTCAATATTGATGAAACTGATAATTGTAAATCTATTGAGAGTGCTACAGCGATTTATGAAGCAGATATTTTTGTAGATGCTAGTGGTTTTAGAAGAATTATCGCATCTGAAGTTGATGGTTTTAAATTTAAATCTAGACAAAATGATATGTTTGTAGATAGTGCATTTGCTTTTCAATGTCCTCATGAAGAACCTGACAATTATCCAATTCACACACAAGCACATAAAATGAGTTCTGGATGGATGTGGCGTATACCTACATCAGAACGTATGGGAAATGGATATGCATACAGTTCCAAGCACATATCTTATGAAGATGCAGTAAAAGAAGTTACCGAAAAATTAGGGTTCGAACCTAAAGTTGGAAAAACATTTAAGTTTGAGGCAGGTAATTATAGTCAGACTTGGGTTGGAAATACAGTACTAATTGGTCTGTCATCACACTTTTATGAACCTTTAGAAGCAACAGCAATAGGTGTTGGTATACAGCAAGCAAAATTACTATCAACATACATTAACTCAGGTACCAAGTCTAAAGAAACTTATAATACTATCGTACAAGATTTGTTTGAACAAGTTTTTGCATTCGTTAGACTACATTATGTCAATTGTATTGCTGATACTGATTTTTGGAAAGATGTTAAAAATTCACATTTACCGGTAGAAGTGAAAAAATATATTGACATTGCACAAGAACGTGTGTTACTATTAGAAGATGTTGGAAATGTAAGTGGAGCAGTTGCAACGCAAAATAGAATATTTGGTTCACACAACTGGAATCAAGTATTATATGCTTTGGGTTTGTTATCTAATAAAGTATTGATAGAGCATATACACTCTCATGGACAACTACCTAGACGTAAATATTTTACCGATAGAAGTGATACTTTGTTACACAAAGATTTGATTACAAAATGGAACAATGAATATGAAAATAGCATTAATAACTGACACACATTTTGGTGCCAGAAATGACAGTGAAGTATTTAACGATTACTTCTTTAAATTTTATGATAATACATTTTTTCCATACTTAGAAGAAAACAATATTACCACATGTATTCATCTAGGTGACATTACAGATAGACGTAAGTTTATCAACTTCAAAACACTACAGAAGTTTAGACATGACTTTATATGGAAACTAGGACGCATGGGTATTGATACTCATGTAATTATTGGTAATCACGACACATACTACAAGAACACAAATGAAGTGAATAGTATGAATACGCTGTTTACTGGATTTGATGGTAACAACGAACCCTGGATTTACGAGAAAGCAACTGAAGTAGAATTTGATGGTTGTAAGATGCTTTTTGTTCCGTGGATTTGTCCAGAGAATAGAGATGAAACTATGCAGATGATTTCTAATACTGATGCTCAAGTTCTTATGGGTCACTTAGAAGTTAAAGGTTTTACAATGTATAAAGGTTTCACAAACTTTGACCATGGATTAGATAGAAAAGTTTTCGGTAAATTCGATTGCGCTTTCAGTGGTCACTTTCATCACAAATCAACTCAAGATAATATTACATATCTAGGTAATCCATATCAGATGACTTGGTCTGACTATGGTGACAAGCGTGGGTTTCATATCTTTGATACAGAGACTAGAGAGTTAGAGTTCATTGAAAATCCATACAGCATCTTTAAGAAGTTAGAATATAATGATAGAGATAAGTCATATGAAAACTTTGATGCGAGTGAATATAAAGACCATTTTGTAAAGGTGGTAGTAATCAACAAAATCAATGCAAAACAGTTTGACAAAGTGATTGATATGTTGTATAATGTAGGGGTTCATGAGTTGACAATAGTAGAAGATTTTTCTGATTTTGATGCTACATTTGTCGATGATAAGAACTTACAGTTAGATGATACATTATCACTACTAAACACATATGTTGATGAAGTAGATACATCTGCAAACAAAGAGCGTATTAAGACAGATATGAAGCGTTTATATGTTGAAGCGAGTAATAACGTAGTATGATTAAGTTTGAATATGTAAGATGGCGTAATTTCCTTTCTACAGGTAATGCGTTTACTGAAATAGATATTTGTAAATCACCAACGACACTTGTTGTTGGTTCGAATGGTTCTGGTAAATCTACATTCATAGATGCTCTATGTTTTGCATTGTTTGGTAAACCTTTTCGTAAGATTAAGATTGGACAGTTAGTAAACTCTATCAATCTAAAAGATGCATTAGTTGAAGTTGAATTTTCTATTGGTGCATCACAATATAAAGTACGAAGAGGATTGAAACCTGCAATCTTTGAGATTTATCAGAACAACATATTGGTGAACCAAGACGCCGCAACAAAAGATTATCAAGAGTTCTTAGAAAAGCAAATCTTGAAATTGAACTACAAATCTTTCACACAGATTGTGGTACTTGGTTCATCATCTTTTATTCCTTTCATGCAATTACCTGCACCACAGCGTAGAGAGATTATTGAAGATTTACTTGACATTCAAATATTCACAAGAATGAATGATATTCTACGAGGTGAGTTGTTGCAAGTTGGGCAAGAGTATAAAGATGCAGAAAGCACACTGTCTGTTGTTAGACAGAAAATCGACCTGCAACAAGACTACTTGGAGCGACTAGATGAGCAACGTAAGAAATCGACACAGGAAATCAATGCAAGAATTGTCAAGGCGAAGAACTCAATTTCACAATGGCAAGAAGAAATCACAGAGCGAATGGACGGGATACGAGACTTACGAGGAACTATTGAAGATGAAAGCAGAACTGATAAACGCTATCAAAAGTTTACATCCATTCAAGACCAAATGAAGCGCAATGCAACTAAAGTAGCAAATGATATTGCATTCTACAAAGATAATGATGAGTGTAATACTTGTAAGCAAACTATTGCTGAAGAGTTTAAAGATAGTGTTATACAAGAGCGTAGGGATAAACTAGTTGAACTAGACACTGCACAAGTTCAGTTGAAATCAGAACTTGAAACAGTTCGCAAACGTATGTCTGAAATTACAGAAGTGCATTCAAAAATACAAAATCTGCAAGATGAAATTAACGAAAGAAATATTCGCATTCAAACTGCAAACAGAAGTATTGATGAATGGAATGCAGAAATAGAAACTGCTAGTGCGACATTAGAAGATGCGGGTGAACACACCCAAAAACTTGTAGATATGCGTGATGAAGAACGAAAGGTATCAGACTTGAAAAACGAGTTGAATGACCAGCGTTACTATTCAGAGATATCTGCAAATCTTCTCAAAGATACTGGTATCAAAACTAAGATTATCAATCAGTATCTACCAGTAATTAATCATTATGTAAACCATTTTCTACAAGCACTTGACTTCTTTGTTCAGTTTAATTTAGATGGTTCATTCAAAGAAACAATTAAATCTCGACATAGAGATGACTTTTCATATGCATCATTCTCTGAAGGTGAGAAGTTGCGTATTGACTTATCTTTGCTATTCACATGGCGTATTATTGCAAAGATGAAAAACTCTACAAACACCAACCTTCTTGTTTTAGATGAGGTGTTTGATAGTTCGTTGGATGCAAACGGAACAGAAGAATTTCTGAAAATCTTAAATACTATGGACAATGGTGTTAATGCATTCGTAATATCGCATAAAGGCGATACACTGTTTGACAAATTTACTAATGTTCTTAAATTTGATAAACCTAATAACTATTCGAGGATTGTACAATGAGCGAAGATAAGAAGTATAAAATTAGCGTAGAACCGGACCATAAAAAATCAATTAGTGAATTGACTACTTTTTATAAAGAAGAGGGTGAACACAAATACTGGATCACCATGGACCAAGGTTGGCGATGGGGTAAATGGGTAGGTGAAGTAACTGAAGAACAATTACAAGAACTTAGAGAAGACAGCGATAATGGCGTATGTGAACCTGACATCTATGAAGGTCTTGAGATGGACTATCTTGACGATGGTGTGTGGTTAGACTTTGAAGGTTCAAAAGATGTTACCGCAGAAATGCTTGAAGAGTTCGAAACAGCATGGGACGAAGACGGTTTTGATGCTGTCATTGAATTAGGTTGGGAAGAACAAGATTGTGAAACCTTTATTAACACAGGCCTAAATATTATTATTGAAGGAGAAGATAATGAGTGAAGTTAGATTTACACAAACAGAATATCATCAGATGACAATCACTAAAGACATGTGTGTGAGTGAAGAACATATCATCGAACAAGGTTTGACAGTAGAACGCTTTAAAGAAATTATGAATGGTGAAGACCATACTGATGAAGAGTGCGACCAATATAATGAAATTCTTATGGGGTGGGCAGATGTTCTTGACAGTCAAGAAGATTTGTGGACTGACCGTAAGGGTGGTTATGATATCGATTATGAGTTGGTAGACGATGAGTAAAATTTTAGATTTAACGCCTCCAAGTGAAGCAAGATACAAACCAGAAGAGTTTGATTTTGAGAATCCATTTATGAATCCAATTGAACTTGCTGACCAGTTGTGGGATAATATGCTACACTATAAAGGCGTAGGATTATCTGCAACTCAAGTGGGTTTTAACACTAAAGTTTTTGTCATGGGTCAAGATGATTTTCGTTTGAATGTTTTTAACCCTCAAGTACTTACAATGTCATCTGAACTGAAAGCAATGAAAGAAGGTTGTTTGACATGGCCTGGATTGTTTTTATCAATTCGTAGACCTGTTTTCTGTGTAGTATCATATTATGATGAAAAAGGTAATAACCAGAAGTTTAAATATGAAGGTATGACTGCACGAATATTCTTACATGAAATGGATCATATGCTCGGCATCGATTTCACACAGAGAGCATCAAAGTTGGTGCTTGATAGAGGTGTCAAAGCAAGAGATAAGAAAATTAAAAAGTTAGTAAAAGATGGAAAGTTAAAATTAGATGCGGTGGGTTGATTTACCTAGACCTGGTGAAATAGGAGTTATGCCTTTTGAAAGATTTGAATGGTCTGACATAGTACATAACTTTCAAGCATCAGTTGATTATAGAAACTCTGAAGAATGGCGCACCGGTTTTCCTAAGTCTGGAAGAGCAATTAGATTAGTATCTCAAAATCAAATTGAAATTGATAATGATACTAATATATTTCCTTCTTTTGCTACTCACAACGCCGAGTTGATACCTCAGGTTACATATGTAAGAAAAATTATTGAAGAGAAACATATTATCAATAGAACTACTAGTAGAGTTAATTGTCACTTATTTGCTTCTTTTGTTTCTGAAAGTGATGGACTTAATTTTCATATGGATGATATGAATACATACATATGGCAAATTCAAGGTAATACACCTTGGAAGGTTCAGCAAGGACCTGAAGAAGATGATGTAATAGAGGAGTTTATACTAGAACCTAATGACATGATATTTATTCCAAAAGGGTGGAGACATTGCCCTATTATTTCTGGACCAAGATGTTCAGTTAGTTTTGCCATTGAAGAAAATTTATTTAATAGTGTAGAAGAAAGGTCAGACATATGACACAAACAGAAGTAGAAATGAAAGATTGGCAGAAAGGTTATCAGTTAGATTACCTAAAAGAAATTACTGCAGAGTATGACCATTATAATTCATACACTGATAGTCCTTTTGCACAGTTTAAAAAGAATAATGTAGCAGACTTCTTAGACAAAGGTTCTCTACGCAAAGCGGGTGATGCATGGATTAATATCACGGAAGCAAAAGTTAAGTCAAAGATTACAATGCACGGTGAGACTATTATTGGTTATAAAGAACCAGGTGATGTTGTAATTCAAAATATATCTGCATATACAGAAAACGTAAAGAACTACATCAATCACTATTCAGATAGAAACTGTTGGTTGTTTGTGTGGTCAGAAGATGCAAAAGCAGTTGAGTTTGCTAAAGAAGCAGGATTCGACTATGTTGGTAGCAAAATAACTACGTTTGCAGAGATATATAGCGTATTCTTTCGTAATTCTAGCACTTCATTCGAGGATCGCTCTCATCCGCCTATAGACGGCGCTGAGACGGTTTCTATAAGTAAATGCATGTTTGACACTATCGAAACATCGATTATACGCACCGAACTAGAAAAATTGACACTTGAGTATACTAATCATTACTCAAATTACAATAAAAAAGGTGCTTGGTCAGCAATATCGCTGAGAGGATATAGACCAGATGCATCATTTATTGCAAAACCTGTTGAGATGAGCAAGAAATGGAAAGCAGAAAACGACACATGGGAAGAGTGGGAGTGTGAAGACACACCTTTGCGTGAGCAGTTTCCGTATGTCAATGAGATACTCTCAAAGATACCTACTGACAATATTGAGCGAATAAGATTTATGTCACTCGCTCCAGGTGGTGGTGAACTGCAAAGACACACAGACCAAGTTGACCCTTATCTTGGTGTTGCAGATGGTAAGATTATGAGACTACATATTCCAGTGATTACAAATCCAAATATGGAATTTACTTCATGGGATATGCATGGGCAGAAGCATGTTGTTAATATGAAAGAAGGTGAGTTGTGGTATCTAGATATTCGCAAACCACATATGGCGATTAACAATGGTGATGAAACAAGAATACATTTAGTGGTGGATATAGAAGCAAATGATAAATGCAGAAGATTATTTAGAGTTAGTGAGTGATTGGGAAGACCCTTACGATGCGCCTGTTCTTTGCAATCATGATGATGTTATCGTGGTTCGGGATGACCTACTACCTGCAGGTTCAAAAGTGCGGTTCATCGACAAACTCATACGGGATACCGATTGCGAAGAGTGGGTGTTCGGTGGTTCAAACAAAGTAGGTTGGGGTCCAATCTCACTAGCATATGTTTGTCAGAAGTATGGAAAAAAAGCAACTTGCTTTTGGGCAGATAGAAAAGAACCAACATGGCATCAACAGAAATACATGGAGTATGGAGGTCGTATTGAATGGGTGAAGATGGGAATGCTAAATGTCACTCTGTCAAGAGCAGAGCGATACCGCAGAGAGAGTCCTCAAACCCGCAGGACATTGCCCTTAGGACTAGAACACGATTGGGTGCTAGGAAGTATAGTGAAAGTAGCGCAGTCGCTAGATGTAGCGCCAGAAGTAATCTGGACAGTAGGGTCATCAGGAACGATAAACCGAGGGTTGCAACTTGCATTCCCAGAGTCCGAAGTTCATGTGATACAGACGGGTCATAAGATGGATGACCGTCAGATTGGTCGTGCTATCTTACATGAAACTGCATATAAATATGACAAACCAGTGAAGCAATCAGAAGCACCACCATTTCCGTCTGCTCCTGAATATGATGCAAAAGCATGGAAAGTGATACAAGAAAATATGGATAGAAATAAACTTAATTTGTTTTGGAACGTGGCGGCATGATAAAGAGATTAGATTATGTCGATAATTTGTTTGATGATGAGTTTGTAGCAAGAGTAGCAACAAAATATCATGATAATTTATTTTATTATGGTAATGTATCAAACAATCCAGATGATGCAATATTTTGGTGCAGTAAAAGACTGAATGATTATACACATATATTAGATTGTCCTGACCAAAAGTTTATCTTTAATAAAATCAAAGAATACTATAAGTTTGAAGTTAAAGAAAAGGACTTAGATAAACAACATGTTTATATCAATGGACAAACATATGAATTAGACGGTTCTATGCACATTGATAGTTTACATCGAACAAAAAATTTACAAGAGAACTTTACCATTTTGTACATGGTAAATTATTTACACGAAGGAATAAGAGGATTTGAAACTCAAATGGGTGTAGTTGATTTTGTTCCAGGTAGAGTTGTGATATTTAGTTCTTTAATGCCGCATCGAGGATTATCTACCTCGGTAAAAACTAATTGTCGAATGACATTAACATGGAAAAGTTTTGATTTAGTGTTTGACAAAACCAGTCCAATGATGCTATAATGAGAGTAATATGAAAACCTATATACATGTAAACCAACATAAGATTAGAGCGAACAAAAAGCATGGTACAAACGAACCTGTTATCACTGTTAAAAAAGGTCGCTCAAATACATATTGTCATGCAGTTAAGATACTAGGTGACAGTGTAGTTCGTTATGGTGGTAATGAAAAACCTATTCTATCTTGCGGCGCAAGAGTAGTGATAGAAACAGAAAGTGATGTTGAGATTATTGAATGAAGCATTTTTATGAAAGAAATAGTTATCTACTAGAACATGAAGTAAACAAGACATTCGAAGAAGTTCTATGGATGACAGACGATGAATTTCGTCAATGGTTGCATGATATGCGAAAAGAAGTAGTATACTCATGGGATGAACTAGGTCTGCCTCCAAGAGTTGGTTGGAGTGAAACTGATATTATTGACCAGTTCAATAAGATGTCTAGTTTTCCTGTTCATGAGTTTGAATGCTTTAACGAAGAGACAGGTGAGCGAGATGTTATTCGTAATACATCAGTTATAGGTAATGCCGCTAATCAGTGGTTTCCTACAATGATGAAAACAAAGATTGTTTACAACGATATCAGCAAAGCAAAATCTATCTATGACCATTTCGTAGATGAAGATTTATTTCAGAAAGTATATACATATGGGCATCGTCACTTTAAGCGGGATTCTTTCTATCATTATAGCAATCCTATTAAGCAAGAAGGGTTGGTTGAATTTGGGACCTTACGGCACACAGTTTCTAGCGGCAGGTCTTTTATTGATTGGTTTGAGCGTAATGGTCGTCAATATGACACACATGATTATTGGTTGAAACCAGACAAAGAACAAGACTATACGGGTTATGATGACAAACTAAGAGATGTCGCGTGGGCGCAAGTTACTAGAGAAGAAATTGAACAACTAGACATACCTGACAAATGCAAAGTCAATATGAAAGACGAATATGATGTTTATCAGATTATGCTGTTCAAGAAAGGTCAAAAAATCTTTCCTTTGGGGTTCAAACCTTTTCGTATCTCTTGGTGTCAATACGCAGTAAACTTTCCGCCTCTTACTGCTAAATATCTCTATGAAAAATATACTGAGCATTTTAAAGACCAGTCTACTATTCGTATTTGGGATCCCTCTGCTGGTTGGGGCGGTCGTATTCTTGGTGCTATGTCTGTCTCTGATGACCGCAATATACACTATATTGGGACTGACCCTAATACCGACCATACTGTCATTACAGAAGACGGTACCAAAAGCACAAAGTATGCTGAACTTGCAAGGTTTTTCAATGAGAAAACTTACAGAGCAACAGGTCTATTCCCACATACAAACACATACGAAATTCACCAATGTGGGTCAGAAGTCTTTGAATGTGAAGAAGAGAGTATCGATATGGTCTTCACCTCGCCGCCTTATTTTGCGAAAGAGGCGTATAGCGAGGACGAAGAACAATCGTACAAGAAGTTCGACCAGTATGAAGCGTGGGTAGAAGGGTTTCTTAGACCTACACTTACTAACGCATATAAATACTTAAAGAACGACAGATACTTACTCTGGAATATTGCAGATGCAAAGTTCGGTAATGAGATGCTACCTTTAGAAGGTGATAGTATTCGTATCTGTGAAGAACTTGGATTTGAGTATGTGACCACATTAAAGATGGCACTAGCACAGATGCCAGGTGGTAATAGAGTTGATGAGGAGACAGGTAAACCGCGGGCGAAAAACTTTTGTAAAGTCAACGGCATCTGGTTAAAGTATGAACCGATATTCGTATTCAAAAAACATCTTTAGTAACGTACCAGTCGAATTCGAAGATTGGGGTCAAAAAGATTATGATGAGTTGTGTGGCATTGAAAAATATGCATATCAAACATATCGTTACTTCATCAAAGACTATCTGCAAAATCATACTGAAATCACAGCGATGGATATTAACTGTGGTCTTGGATACGGTCTAGCATGTCTGAAAGGCGAATATAATTTTAAAAAGTGTATTGGATATAATAATGACCAAAACATGCTTGAAGCATGTAAGATTAGACATTCTGGTATCTCTTTTTACAAAGACTTTATATTGTCTAAGCGGAGAGATGCAAATCTAATTTTCTCTATTGATGCATTTGACCAGTATGATAATAAGAGTGCTTTGTTGCTTAGACTATCGCAAGCATTAGCAGATGATGGTATCTTGTGTATAATTCAAAACTCAACAGACGAAAATGAATATAATAATTACATTGAAATTTTACAGGGAGTACATGGTCTAAAGAAATTATATAATGCAGATATAACTGCACATGTTGCAGGTGGTATTAGAAAGTTTGAAAATTTTGCAGATGGTTCATCATCAATACCTTACGCTACAGTTTCATCAAAAATATCTCGTTATGATGATTTCAGATACTATGTAACTATTATGAAGAGATGATACAAATATTCATGAAAAAACGCTTGACAAACTAATCTACCTGTGGTATTGTATACCTAGAAATGAGAGAGGTATAAATGTTTAGTGCGATTTGGTTTGGTTTGACACTTCCTTTTAGAATTATTTGGTGGATTGTTCTGATTGGA